TATATTTAAATCATCACCGGTGAATGGTTTTCCTTTATAATCATCACCTAAGAATCTAACATTGAATTCCCCTAATTTTAACAGGTCTAAGAGCTGTTCTTCATAGGTATATGTAAAGATGTCACATATGGATTTAAGTTCATAGAGCATCTCTTTTCTTTCTTCTACCGTAAGGATAGGTTTAAGTTTATGTGGACGTTCAATAGACGGATCTGTATGTAGTAATACTACTAAACAGTCACAGTTTTCTGCACACTCCTTAAACATTTTTATATATCCAGGATGCATTATATCAAAATTTCCTGCTATTACTCCTTTTTTCATGCTTTCCAAAAAACCTGTAAAATAACTATTGTAGTCATCAATGTTAAAATAACTCCTGTTTTAAGAGTTATACCTTCATCTAGGTGAAAGTAAGTTAGAAATGTGAATCCTAATATACCTGTCACAAACCCCACAATTCGTATTGGCCATAATTCTCCATTTGAATATTCAGCCACATACTGTGTACCGTAAATATAAAGAAGTCCTATCGGAATACCAACAATAGTTGATATTAAAATAGGATTATTCTTAATCCATGGACTAATAAATTGTCCGTTAGTCTGGTACCATGCCAAGACTTGCCCTAAGAAGAATAATAAGGCTCCTATAATTAATGCTCTATAGTTCATTTTACTGCTGTTAAACCTCTAAAATTTTCTAGCCATCCTTCGGTATTTTTAGTAATACCTTCGATCTTATCTTGATCTAATAGATGTAAAAAAGCTCCTGATTGTAAATCTGGAACTGGTTCCTTTAATACTGATTCTACGTACTGTATTTCACTTTCATCTAAAGCAGTATCGTGTAGGTCCATTAGTTGATAATTAGTTAGCACTCTATCCCAGTTATGAATAATCTTAGGAAAGATTTTCTTGTCTTCTAACTTATCTTCAGCTACTGAATAAACGTAATCTAAGTCTGTCTTTTCGGTAAGAAGTTTTGGAAACTCTGACACTATAGTTTTTATTCCTAAACCTTTTACCCCTTGTAAGTTATCTGAATTATCACCAAGAAGTGCTTTTACAATATTATAGTTTGAAGGTAAGACTTTGAGTTCTTCAAATATATTACTTTTATCAAAAGTTTTCTTTTTTACTGGTGCATAAACTTCTATGTTATCGTCTACTAACTGTAGAAAGTCTTTATCTGATGAAACTATAGTAACTTTTTTACCTGCCTTAGAAGCCCTATTAGCTAGATATGCCATAATATCATCAGCTTCTAATTTTTCCATTATCATCTGCTGTACCGGTAAACATTCTAGATAATCCTGAGTTCTGTACAACTGTCCTATAAGTGCTTCTGTTTCTTCTTCCTTAGTATCGTATAATCCCCAATGAGTTATTCTAGAAGTAGCACGTTGTGCTTTATAGTTAGGATCAATATTCTTTCTATTTCCGGAACCACCCTTACCGTCCCACACAATAATGACCCTTGTGGGGTCAAAAATGCGTGTAACGTACCCTAAAGAGCGAAGGAAACCCACCAGGCCGCCAACATGGGCACCTGATGGATTCATCGCCTTGAGCAGCGAAAAAGACCTAATTAAGGTATTCATCGCATCTACGATCAGGATATGATCGTTCAACGCTCGGGGTGGGGTCTCCTTTAAGTTCTTTAAAATGTCGTCGTAGGTCACTAATCTAGAAGGTTTGGTGTAATAGTATCTTCTTCTAAATCTCCTTCTTCAATAAGATCAAAGTCTAAACTCCCAACGAGTTTTAACCAGTGGTCTTTATGGGCATCTTTATACTTATCAATAGCTCGTTTATCGTCAGGAATGAATCCATGAGCAGTCATAACAACTCTACCTCTTGATTGTACACCGCCTATATGGTTCTTTTCTATTTGAACGTTGGTACGTTTAGCAAACTCCACTTGCATACCGTTTTTAATAGCTTTAATTTTAGATGTGCCTGGGTTAGTAATATTACCAAAAGTAATAACTAGGGTAGCATCGTACCACATTGACATACCTCCTTTATTTTGAAGTTTAGCCATTCCCATAGGTGATTCAGGTTTCATAGTCCAAACCTTATTAATCGCAACCATAGTATTGGTATAAGGAGAGTTCTCTTTACGAGATAAAAGAATCTTCTGGTTAAGGTTATTGCCAAATTGAGTAGACATTGCACCTGCATTCCACTCATTATTATTCTTGTTAGAACGTACTGAAAGTTCACATGGTACTGAACCGATACTATCCCAGAAGAAACATAAATCATAAGGTAAGTTACCTTTAGCTTGCTCATCCATAAGATCTGCAATATAAACTGCTACATCTTCAATAGTATTTAGTGTACCTCTGTCGGCATATAAGAAATGACCTTCGTAATCAGTTACTGTACCGCTTTCATCAGTTACTTCCTCTACTTGCAATCCCATCTCTTTAGCATGTTCCCAAGACCATTTCATCTCAGTAATAATAAAAACCGGGAGAATGCCCATTTTTTGAGCATTCACCGCAGCTTCTAATAGGGCAGTTGTTTTGCCCGTATCACTATGTCCACGCAAGAGAGTGATATGCCCGGTAGGAATACCGGGAAGGGAAGTAATGTCTTGAAAAGCTTGAGATAAAGGTATCCAACCTTGTTCCTTAAACTTTACAGAAGAATTAGAATATCCTTTTTTCTTTTTAAAGTTTGATAAATTAAACGACTTGCGTACTGCAGCGGTCGCTTTTTCTTGTACTTCCTGTTTTTTTGCCATTATTCGTTAAATAAGTCATCAAATTTACTAACTGTGTCTTGGTTGCCAGCAGTAGCTGATTCCAAAGTAAAGTCAGTTTTTTGTTGACCTAAGCTTTCTGGCAGAGAACTATCTGTAGTAGATGATTCAGTTGTTTCTTCATCACCTGAACCTGGGTTAAGATAGTTTTGTAGTTGTTTCTTAATAAAGTCGTAGTCATACTCTGTATGAACTTCAACAGGATTAGGCTGTTCTTTTAACCATTTATCAACTAAATCATTATTGTCTGATAGAGGTGTTTGTTTAGGTTTAATACGAACAGTAGTCTCTGGGTAGGGATTACCTTGGGTCTGTTCTACAACCATATCCCATCCATTAATTACGTCAGTAAAGTCTCCGATATCTTCATCTTCAGCCAAAGCCAATAATGCTTTGTAAATAGTAATACCGAATCCCCATAGACGAACTCCTTTATCTTCTTCTCCTCTAACAACTACGGGAGCAAAGATTCTAGTTTTAGGGTTAAGTTTACCTGATAATGACCAGTTGTCTTTATCGTTAGTCTTTCTTAGTTCTTTTACGAACTCCTCGATTGGGTCTTGCTTACCAAAGTTTGATAAGGCTACCATCGGGTACTTTCCTACTCCGTAGTGGAATTTTAATTCCTTAAACGGAAAGGCAGGGTCATAGGCAGAAGGAACGATACGAATCGTTTGCTTACCTAATTCCGGTTTCCAAAAAATTGTTGAGTAATCTGTTTTTTCTCTTTGCTGGCCGCTATTATTTAACGTATCCAGCTTTGCGCGTATAGCATTTAAATCCATATAACTAATTTATTATAACGTTTATTATGTAATATAAGAATAAAATATCAATCTACCAACTACTAGAGTAAGTTAGTTTGAGATTTAACATCAATATCGGATTCTAATTCAATTACCGGTCTATAAAAAGGTTCTATAGCAGCATAAGTATCGTCTGAATAGGTTTTTTTGTAATCTAAGTCAAACTTACTTAAATCAACAGTTGATGTTAAAATTTTTCCTAGAGGAATAGGTCTAACCATTTCATGAGGAATTCCTAGATCAGAAGTCCATTTTATAAGTACTCCGTCTTTGCCGTAAAGGTAATCTAAGTATTCTTTGTTATATATTCGGACTCCTCCATTAATAAGGTCTAAGTTAGTGATATCAAATTCCAACGGATCATCAAAATGAAAATAAGCAGTTTCATAATCCTTACCTGTGATATTAACGCTTAAAAATATATCACATGAACTTGCCCCGTCAGTAAAAAAAGTATCATATACCTCTTTATAAGTTGCCCTATCTATGCCTGGCCATTCTCGAATTCCAAACTCATTATAATTATCCCATTCTATTTCTAATACTGAGTAGGTCCAGTTAGGGTTAGGTAGTATAAGACTGTCGCTAAGTTGTCTTGATCTTCTGCTAAGTCTTAGATCCTCGTAATGGTGACACCATTTATTAATACCGTGTATATAGGATCTAAATTTTTTATGATCAGTTATTTTGAACTCTGCTTCTGTATTCCTATCTAGGAATGGTCCTTTGTTTAGGTAAGATTCTTCCTTTACTTTAATTAACTGTTCATACCCTAGATTATGTTTCCATGTTTTTTCTGTTGTATCAGCAGTTGTAAAACATCTATGAATACGATTAGTTTGTTGCCAAGGCATATCTAAATGAGCCTTATAGGGAAATTTTTTACCTGAAATAAAAACATTAGCATTATCTATAGCATGGTTAAGATTATTAACTATTTCTTGCTCATTATAATGCTCAACTGGGTAGTTGTAGGGTGCAGTAAAACGGTGCATCTTCATTGGAATAGATTGTTCATTCCATTTATTAAGACATTCTACCCACTTTTTAGATATAGGAGAATCTATAAGACTAAAAGTAAGGTGCTGATCTCCAAACTTAATTTTAGCAATCATAACTAGCTTAACTCTATAATTTTATATAATTTTGTATTAACTCTTTTTAATTCTGGCCCTTTAGTCAGAAGTACACAGTTTCTATAATCTGGCCAGTTTATACGGTAATTTGTGTCAAGTACACCACCGTTAAGTTCTTTAATGAGAGTATTGAGTGCATTAATCGTATAAAGAGTGTTAGATTCTTTCTTACGATGCACAAGAATAGTGTTGTCTAGGAAAGTCCCTATATTACCAAAATCAACATTATACGTACATATGTATTCATCTTGAGATTTTGAATATAATACGAAAATTTTGTTATATATGATTTTATACCTATCTTGAATTTCATCTAAAATCTCATCTAGCATGTCTTCAGTAGCGAAGGTACAGAAAAGTTTGTTGCTCATATCTTCATTAAAGTAAATCGGCTCTAAGTCGTAATCAAATGCCGTTCTAGTAACTGTATTTATCATATATAAATATCTTTTTTATATTATAACAAGAGATCTTTTGCATATTTAACTTTTATTGGGTATTTCCCACCTTCTTCTAGGATCTCCTGTAGTTTCTCTAACGTTTCTTTACCGTCCTCTTTGTGAAAGTCAAAAAGTAATGCATCGTAAGTATACAAAACTAATTTAGTTTTCTTGTTTTTAAGAAAACGGAGGGCTTCTTTTAAGATAAGAATATTTCTCGAAGTCTCTAACGATTGCATCACATAATTCATTAGCTTTTGAGGATTCATATCTTTTAATCCTCTGCCAAATGGTTTTCCACTAATAGGCGCCAAGATTTCTCCGTCATTTTCATATCGTCCCCAAAGCTCTCTGACATAGCTATCAATTTTTGTAAAGATTTCAAGGAATGCCCATTTCTCTGGGATCTTGCCATAAATTGCGTGAAAGTTAGTTTGCTTTGCTTCTTTGTACTCGTCTTCATTTATCTCTTCTTTATTGAAGTATATTTTAGCTAGTTGTTCATGGGCTGAATCTGAGGATAGATGGTAATCAATCTGTTCAGAAAGTAAGCGAAGGTGATACCCGTCAAAATCCAGCTCAACAAAATAATCCCCGGTCGGTCGAAAACTTCTCCTGTGTTCTGGAGTTTTAGGTATAGCAGCGAAATTAACGCTATTAAAAGCATTAGTAGGTCTAGATGTAACATTGTATAAATTATAAGAGGTTAGGACAGTATTATCTACTGTATTAAATAAAGGATTACGAGGAGTAAACATTTTTTTAAAAGCCTCGTAGTGAATCCCGATACCTGACTGCTCAAGTAAGAAAAATACATTAGTAGCAGTCTTATTGTAAAAGTCAAA